ATCTGTTGAAATCCTTTTTCGGATCTAACCGGACCGTTAAACGATGTGTTTGCCATAATATTCCTCCTAGAATATTTAAATGTAGTCCCTAGGGGATAGTCGACTATACGCGTCTACATTTAAGTTTGTTTAAAATTGTATAGTGATTATTTTATATATTAGATTTTAATAGAGCGCAAGAGGGTGTGTAAGAAATGTACGATTTCAGCGATGTGGCGTTTATTTAAGTAGCCACAGAAACTTGGGGGGCAGAATTCCTGATTTTATTTTCTCTCTCAGCAATTTTAGACTCTTCAAGTTTGATCTCAGTGATAATGACTTTAATAGCATTATCAATTTCGACCATATCCAGAGTATATTTACCACTTTGTTCATACTCAGACTGCCACCTCAACTCCAAGGATCGTTTTTGTTTGTATAGGTCTTCTAACATCGACAACCTCCTCATAGGTTATTCTCTTTACAGGTCCATACATTCCCGTTGGCTCCCACTTTATATCCTTTTTTCCAATTTTGTCAAGGACTGCGCTTTCAATTGAGTTAGCATTATCTTCTGCTGAAACTTCAAATTTAGCATGATGATCGTAGGCCCAAATGTTTACGAGAAATTGTGTCATAAGTATCGCTGTCTTTATTATTGAAATGAGGCGGTTTTGAGGCCGCCTCATCTCATATTTTTGTCTTAGGTATTACGCACCTTCAACGCCAAATATTCCTCTAGGATCAGATACGCCAAAAACGTATCTTGCTCTAGCTTTATATCTAACATTTCCAGTATCGAAATCGCCTTCCATTTTAGTAGTCAATGGGGCTCTGTCGAAATGTTTCATACCATTAGGGACATCTGTAGTAATGTACCAAGAATCAGTATCTGTTAAGTAATTGTTCACTCTATAACCTTGAGGAATCATACCCATAGATTTGATTGCATTGATATCATTGTCAGCAGTTCCTACTCTACCTTGAGATTTCATCAATCTCTCAGCAGTGAACTGTCCAGCAGATGGCACAATCATCTTAACACCTTTAGCAGCAATTTTTAAACCTCTTTCATCAGTAAGCGCAGCAATATCAATTAATGCTTGCTCCAATGAAGTTTCATTTAAATCTGCTTGAGTAGTCAGGGTGTTTTGAAACGTCCCTGCTATTGTTGGGTGTGATGTATTAAACAATGAAACGGCATCTCCTGAATCAAAATTATCTATACTTGGTAGACCTTGATTCAAAGGAAATACAGCTTTTACTTGTTTAGTATTTGCCATCGATCTTGCTAGTGCTTTTGTGTATCTTGAAGCAAGTTTGTCATACAGGTTATCTTCAATAGCTTCCTCAGTGATAGCAAAAGCGAGAGCAATTGTCTCGTTCGTGTATCTTGCTGTGAAAGTTTCTTGAGCATCGTCATAAGTTACCCCTTGTCCTTCTGGTTTAACTGATGCGTTTGCAAAACCTGACAACATAACTTCTTCTTCAAAAGCTCTGTCAGATGATTCAGTCGTGTATATTTCAGCCGACTGATTTTCGTATTGTTTATATTCCAGGCCGAATAGTGCATTCAAACCTGGCTCTAGTTCTTTAACTAGCTGATTACGTGATATTGCCATTTTCTATGCTCCTATTAAGATAGTATAGCTGAATTATAGTAGATTGATTCATTCAATCTAACAACCCAGTTACTATTTGCCGAACCTGTATCGCTGTTATCCGGGTCTTCAGATATACGGATAATTCTCCATTGGCCAGTTGTGACCTTTGAAGTCGCTGCGAATTCGCAAGCGGATTGTCCGTTAATCGTCGAACCTGCGGCATAAGTATCATTATCAACCAGACTACCTGCGTCTGTTTGAGTCCATGTACCAGCGGTTTGCCCCACATACAATTGTTGTGGGTTATCATAACAATACGCGTCTATTGTTCCAGTCGTGATATTGACCGCGCCTGGGTAATAGTTTTTCCATGTTGGCTTAGAAGTGGTTGGATCGATATAGAAACAGCCATTAAAAACACCAAGATTCAAAGTAGTTGCTGCGATTGAACCGAAAATATATCCTTTTACAGATGTAGTCGAAGCTCTATCAGTAGCACTTCCATCACCAGCAGCAACTAGGTCGCCTTGAAATATAGCGTTAGTCCAGTTGTCGTTGATTTGATACTTTGAAGTACCTTGTGTTTCATAACTTGATCCCATTCCACCAATAGCTCTAAAGCCAAATGCTGCGTCTTTATTTGCCATGTTGGTTCTCCTTATGTGACCTGTCCCGTTAAGGACCTCCAGTCACGGTTAATGTAAATCGTTGGTTGAATAGTTAAAAAATTAACGTTTTCTTCCACCGAAGGTTGTGCGAGTCTGTCGATCAATTTCGATCGGCATGCTCTTATGCTGTTCCTTTAATAAATCGTTATCCACTGCTTCAATCTGTTCAGAAGATAATCTTCTAAAATAATCTGAACGTTGTCGCGCGATTTCTTCAGGTACCCTTGTTAGCACAAGGCCTCCGTGCCCGATAATCCCTTTATACTTGCCATCCGGCATTGTTGCGTAGTCCTCTTCTGGATATTCGTCGGCTCTTACTAATTCATATCCGGACCTTAAGCGTCCTTGTATGTTTTTCGTGTCGACGTACCCTAAGATTTCTACCCTGACCCATCTGTGTCTGAATCCCGCTGGCGCGTTGGGCGTATCTAAGTACGATGGTGGAGTCCAAACTTTTTTACGTAATTTTTTTTCTCTAGTTTGGCTCGCACGGGAAGTTTTATTTTCTTCTTTTTTCATATGCTATTCTCCCTCCGTGAGTCTTAATTGTCTTGCATACTCTTCTAGTGGCACACGCAATTTTTTAGCGATTGCTACCTGTGAGGATGTGAGTTTCACAGTTTTGCGACCAGTCTTTGTACTACGCGTTGCAGAAGCAACGTTTTGTGTAGGTCTACTAGTCTGTTGTTCTACCTTACCAAATTTATGGGGGAATTCAAGCTTTATTCTTTTATCAATTTCCTCATAGTAAGAATCTGACTTTGGATCATATCCTTCTTCTTCAGTAAGCTTCCTGTGTAGATCAAAAGCTGTGTAGGTCATGGCATTGTCTTTGCCAAACCATTCATTTTTATCCGCCCAATCCTCTGCTTTTGGATCTGGTGGCGGGGTTGGTTGAGTTGGATATCTAGCTGCCGGTCCTTGTTTTCTTGCAGTTTCTCTAGCAGTTTCTTCCATTTGTTGCCTGCTTTTCATTTCTGCAAGTTTAGCCTGCTCATATCCTAATTGAGAAATTGCAGTTAACGCTTCTACCTCAGATTTTTTATCATCAGTATCACGTGAAACAGATAATTTAGCCTGAGCTGCTGCAAGAGAAGATTTAATTCTTCCTTCCATCTCAGAAGTATATCCCTGATCTAAATCAGTTGCCTGTTTTCCCAACTCGTCTCTTTCTCTCATAACACGTCTTGCATAAGAAACAGCTTCTTCTTTCTGTCTCTCTGCCTCACGCATTTTTTTAGTAAGTTTAGCAATACGTTTTTGAACGCCTTCGCTATACTCTTCCATTTCTTTCTTTTGTTCTGTCGGCTCTTCTTTTACTTGTTGCGAAGTTTCTTTCTCAGTCTTCTGTTCGCTATCTTGAACATCAGGCTGCTTATCAGATTTCTCCAATGTATTATCGGACTTATTATCGTCCTTACTATCAATTTCTGCATTGACTTCTCCTCCTTCAGTTTTTTCTTCTTTGATTTCGACTTCGGTATCTGGACCGGAAGAGTCAATATCAACGGTTAGTTCTTCTTTTTTATTTTCTGGCATAGTTCTCCTCTATGGTTACATTTCATGGAATATTTCTTCGGGGTCATCCACGGTCGCTAAAACTTCATCGTCATTTAAAAGTCTAACTTCACCCCCCTCTATTTTGATTCTAGATCCTGCATATCTTGCAAAAATAACCCAACTACCTTTTTTACACCAAGGTCCTTCAGGATATCTCTCTGTATCTTTATAGGCATCTGGCCCAACGGATAAAACAAGTCCACAAGTTGAGGCTACTTGAGCTCGTTCTAAA